CTAAATGGATCACATGGCTCGATTGTGACGATTCTTTATCTATTAGCGATTGCGAATGGATTGACACTAATATTGCCACCTTTACTGATGATGTCGGTGCTGTTATGTTTGGGTGTAGTGGTTTGGCTCATTTTGAAGATGTTACGTTGGAAGAACTCAGCACAGTAGATACAATAAATATGGAAAACTGGGGATATTGGTCATCACCTACAATCAGGATAATTCGTAGGTCAGTTGCAAAATGGACAGGTAGAATACATGAACAAGTATTGGATTCTGTTAACGTTAAAGGGTTGAAACTTATTATATCTGATGTTATGGTAAAACACAGAGGTTATGTTACTACACTTGCTGGATATATTTCTAAAATGCAACGTAATAAAGAGTTGCTAAGTTTGCAGTTAGATGAAAGTAATTTACACGAATCGCTATATATACAATATCTTGAAAATACAAATAAGAGTTTACAACAACTTTTGGCTTTACAAGAGAAAAAATTAAAAGAAAAAGAATAAAACCGCTTTTTTATTCAATTTTCTACTTATACATTTAAAATCAAATAAAACAAACATGGCACAAATAACTGGTGGCGGCAATAGCCTCAGATTGCACAAGGTAACTACCAATACAGCAGCAAGTGGTGTTATCTATTTAGCAACATATCACGAATTTGATCAAACAATTTCGACAACATTATCAAAAACAGAAACTGGCTTTACATTAAGCTTAGATCAGATTAAATCTGATGCTTCAGTTTTAACTACATTTTTAGAAGAAGCAATTTCATCTTCAGCTGCTGTTGGTGAATCCGTTATTTATGAAGATGGTATTGAATTATCAGCTTCATCAAATAATCAAACATACTTAGCAGTAGTTATCGGTGGAGCTGTCTCAGATTCTACTGACCGTTTAGTATGGGCTGGCTTAATGACAGCAGATGCTGCTGCAACTGGCTCAGTTCAGTTCACAGCTAACACTTATGTTAGACCTTCTGTCAGCTTCGCAACAATCGCTGCAGCAAGTGCAATCACATTGTCTACAACGATCTTTAATTCAGTTTTAGTATCACAAATTGCTTTGACAGTAATTCCATTTACAAGAAAAACTGGTAAATATTTGTATGTAAAAAATCAAGTATAAATTTTCCTATTATTTTTTAGCCATAATAATAAGAAGCAAAGGAGAAAATCATTAATTTGGTTTTCTCCTTTTTATTTATTATGCTATAATACGCACATAGAAGTGCCTACAAGCTCAGTAAAACCTTTTTTGGTATGAATATATGGATGGTGGGTAAGAGTAGGCTTACAATGTATTTAAAACTACTTAGGACTAGCGAGTGTTTTTACTTCAAATACAATATCAAGAATACCTTTACTGTAGTTGGTATCAAAATTTCCACTTACTGAAAGTATCTTTGGAACAGAACTTGATAAAACAAAATTATCGATTGATTGTGATAAAGTTAAATCAGAACTTATTCTAGAATCTTCAATATCTTGCAATATTAAATTCTTTTTATCAGTAAAACTGTCGTTAAAATCGTCTAATCTAAAATCAATATAGCAAAGTATCATTGAAGTCATTTCGAATGCTAATTGATTTTCGTAAAAATCCTCTTCTTTTTCAGCAATTATAAACGAATAAGCAGTTTTAGCGTCAAGAACTGTTTCTGATTCAACATATTTATCCAGAATTTCTAAACCAGCATTGGATAAAATCGTATTTATAATATCTATAATATGTTCAGTTCTAGTCATGTTTTATTCCAAGCATTTTTTATGTCATCAAACAATTTGTTTTGCAATTGTTCAAGTCTGTCTTTTCTAAACTGTTCAATACCAGGACGCAAAAATGGACGAGCTTTGATTCTAGATGTGCCAAACTCATTATAAGCTGCGTAAGGCAATTGAGATACATCAATTCCGTATTCTAAAATGTTACTTTCGTCCTTTTTAATAACATTGGTAATATTTCCTAAGTTATTGACTCGTAAAGCTTTAGCTAAAGTCCCAGTTCTATTATACAGTTTACTGGTTCTATTTCTAGCATTAATGCCAGCTGGGTTTCTAGCTAGCCACAAATTGTCTTCAATATATGGTCTAATTTCTTCAGGTAAATCTTTATTATAACTAGCAATAATATTTTCAATTCGACTAGAAAATATATTAACAGTTTTTAAAAAAAGACTTCTTAAATTAATTTTCATATTATGCGGTTACAATAGTATATGGTTCAAGTATCCGCTCCCAACGAGGAACTTGATTTTCAAAAGTAGACGTAATAACTGTCCCACCTTGCCCGCCAATATTCTTTTGATATGAAGAAAGTCCTAATACTCGAACATCAGTTGCAAAAGGTGATTCTTTAAATAACTGATAAATCATTTCTCCACAAACCATTTTGATATCTTTTGGTACATCATTAATTGCCCAGCCTGTTAACATTGTAAGTTTCCAAATTAGATCAGAAGTAAAATATCCTTCACGATAGAAGTAATATACACCCTCAATATTAAAGCTAGATATATCAATTGTGGTTTGAGTTTGATAAGCATTAAAAGGATTGCCTCTAAATTGTACTAGAGTAATGGCTCCTAAAACGGTTGTAACGTGCGCTAGTCTAACTTGCCTGTCATTGCCTACAAATGTATAATCAATACTCTCCTGTAGAATAGGCTGTCTACAAATACTTTTAATACGCCTGTTTGCTGTTGCAATCCAACCATTGATTTGTGTATCTAGATCATTAGATGTAGTTTTAATAATCGAACTTTTTACTTCTGCTAAAGTGAGCATATATTATTTCTTTTTAGTGGATTTAATTGCCTTTGTTTCTGCTGATTTCATTTGCGAGATTTCTACTAAACTATTTTCTAGTTCGAATATTTGTTCAGCAAATTCTCCTGTAATTTCTTGATTTGCAATTGCAACAACAATACCATTATTGTTCAATCCTTTTTTTAACATTCCTGTACTGGATTCAAGAACCCACGTGTTCTTTGGTGTGTAATTCATCGGTTATTCCTTATTTCAATTCTATCAACTCTTTTATCTAACGTATCTATTTTATATTCGTGCGTTTGAATTTGTTCTTGAACTTGAAGAAATACTTTATCATTAAGTTCTATTCTTTGCATGACCCCTTCCATTTTAACTGTTAATTGTTGCAAAGTGGTACCAATCCAAAGCAATATTGCAGTAGCGATTGACCCGATTATTGTTAACACGACAGAAATAGATTTTTCTATAACAAGTTCTTGTAGTTTCATTTTTTTATTTATAATTTAAATATTTTGAGTGCCATAAAACAATGTATGAAATATCCATCATTAATTACTTTCTACGATGCTAGTGACGGATATTTCATACAATTTTATCATTTTAAGAAAGAGTAAGTCCAAGTTTTTGTGCGACAAAACTAATAATGAACTGATCGTCTTCACCCCAATTATCAAGTTCTGATTTTGTTGCTGGGCAACTTACTAATTTTGGTTGTTCATCTGAATGTAACCAAACAGTTATATTTGCATATTCCGTTTCATCATTAATATTCATAGTTATATTATGAATAGAAATGCTTGTATATGCTATTGTTTGTGAGTATGGAGAAATAGTATGCATTATATTTAATTTATATTAATTTTAGTGTTAGAAAAAGCTCGAAGCAATATATTTTGAATTAGCTGTTTGTAAATTACAAGTAACAAATGAATTTGCATCGCCTGTAAAAAGTATTTCAAATCTTGAACCTGAAGAAGATGCTTGTTGAACAACAGCCCAAGCAACATCATCAGTATAATGAGTAGTTAAATTTGAATAAAGCAAAGTGCAACCCGAAGCAACACCTTTTCTAATTACTCCTTTAATTTCGTAAAAAGCGGATTTGGCAGGATCAGTACTATTAGTTACAGAAATTAATCCATGATAAGCTACTGTTTCTCCACTTGATATTTCTAAACCTTGTGATGTACCTGGAACATATAATTTGACTTGACCTGATGAAGTTAATTTTCTTGACAATACATAAGTATTTGCCTGATTAGAGCCTCTTACAGTTGATGCAATAGAACCGCTTAATACTATTGACGCATTATTATGTGCAAAACCGTTTAAACCTACAATTGTAGCATTAGCTGCCATAATTTGGTTGCTTTCGCCAGCTAATAGGGTAGAGTTCATCGCATTTGCACCCATATTGCAGCCTGAACCTCCTAAAAGAACAGAACCACTTCCAACATGAGTATTATTTTGTCCACCAATGATTGCATTATAATAAACACCAGCAGCACCAGTACCTATATTATTATTATTACCACCAGCAACTATATTGCCTTTTGTAAATCCAGATGAATTAATAGTATTACTTTGACCTGCTAAAATAGCATTATGTGATGAAACAGTTTCTATTATATTAGATTGACCACCAAGTATGGTTGAATTTGGACCACGATTTGTTGATCCTTGTGAACCTAATATAGAAGTACTAACTCCAGCGGCGTTATTAGTAAGTCCACCAATAATAGCACTACCGCCTGTTGCTGTAGCTTCTATTTTATTAGCATTTCCACCAATTATAGTTGATCGTAATGCTCCAGCTACTTCATCAGCATTGCTTCTTAAGAATTGTATATCTATTGCATTTGTACCTCTTTTATTCCCACCTGTTGCTGTATTATCAGGTGTAACATTTAGAAGTGCACCATCTAATCTTGTACCAATAACAGTATCAGCACTTATGCCAATACCTGCATTAGGGACTATTTTATTTGCAGGGATTCCTGTATTCGGGGATGTAGTAGATTGTGATTCAGTAAAGTAAGATAAACCACCTGAAGCTGCGTTTAATGTTGTGCCTGTAATAGATAAATTAGTTCCTAAAGTAATTTCTTCAACATCACCTGAACCACTATCACCTCGGCCTAATACTTTAGATGCAGCTGAAACATTTTGCATTTTAGCATATGAAACAACATCATTGTCGATAGTTAAAGTAGTACCAGATGCTGAAATTGAGATATCACCCTTATCACCGTCAGTGAACCCAGCTCCAGTTGCACCTTGAGGTCCTTGAGCTCCTTCAGCTCCTTGAGCACCTGTGCTTCCCTGAGCACCTGTATCACCTTGAGCACCTGTATCACCTTGAGCACCTGTTGTTCCTTGTGGTCCTTGAGCACCTTCAGGATAACTTGCTACGATTAACAGTATGTGTTGATTGTCTGAAAAACTATATGAAGTGCCATAAAGATATGTTACACCATAGCTCCAATAAGTGCCATTATCAGTTTTTGAAGTAATTTCCCATTCTTGATAGTTTAAATGATTGGCCGCATCTTGCACATAGATTTCTGTACCGATTGGCAGGTTAGATAAGAATATATCTATGTTGTTTGAATTATGGTCTGTATCAGAAACATTAAGCTGTGTAGCAGTGTCTTGGATCGCATTATTCCAAATAAGTTTACCAGATCCAGGATCACCACTTGTTGTTGTAGTTTCTGCTCTAAATGAAAAATAGGAATTTGAACTGCCTGTTGCCCCTTGGAAGCCTTGAGCTCCTGTATCACCTTGAGCACCAGTATCACCTTGAGCACCAGTATCACCTTGAGTTCCTGTATCACCTTGAGCACCTGTATCGCCTTGAGGACCAGCACTTCCTTGAAAGCCCTGACTGCCAGTATCACCTAAAGGGCCTTGAACACCCTGAGATCCAATTCCACCTTCTGGTCCAATCGTACCTTGAAAACCTTGCGTTCCTTGAGCACCTGTTAAACCTTGAGCACCTGTTGTTCCTTGAAAACCTTGCGTTCCTTGAGGACCTTGTGGTCCATTGGATGTTGGTGGACTAACTTGATAATCCAAATATTGACCTGGATTAGCTGGATCTTCCAGCATAAAGTTTAATCTTTGTTCACCGCCAACTTCTTTCACATAGAGTTCGTTAGGAAGTGGTTCCTCGTTTGCTAATAATGGACGAAGTCTAATCTCTTTACGACTTCCTCTAAGACCTTTCTCTGGATATTCTGGCATCTGATTTATATTTTAATTTAATTCATATTTTATATATCTTAAATATACGAGTATTATAATCTTAAGATAATACAGGCGTAACTGTTAATGTACCTGTAAATGTACTTGGTACTGCCCACCCTGTTGCTCTTACATAAATTCCAGTAGCACCACTTATTGGATTTGTACCATTTACTATTTCACCAGTAGCACCAGAAGTATTATCATACGTTATTGTATAATCATAATAATTTACATCTTCAGTTATAGTAGCACCTGCATCGGTAATAACATATCTTTTTGTAACTGTTACGTTAAAATCATTTGGCACTTCAACACTAATAAAATTACCAACCATTGTATATGTACCATTAGTTAATGTAGGTAATACCCCACCAGACAGAGCTCCATTATTAATGTTTAAATCAAGTGCATAAGTCTGACCTTCAGCTAATTGAAACTGAGGACCTGAAATATCATATACTGTTGGAACAGCTAATAATGTAGTTGAAATTAATTCTGGTACTTGCAAGGTTGCTGAGAAATCGGTTGTACCGCTTGATGGACCATGTACTTCAATGTTATAACCGTTTTCGTATTGCAATATAACAATATCATGTGCATTATTACCTTGTATAATTATATTTTTTGCATAACCAGCTACAAACTGACTGTTTGCTCCATTATATTGCATTTCAAATACAGGTTCTGCATAAAATACAATATTACCACCAGGTCCAGAAGTACCCATCACCCTAACTTTATGTAAATATCTACCAGGTACAGTTACTTGTTCAAAAACAGGATTACCATCATTTGTAAGCTGACTTGTCTCATCGCCCACAGCTGTAGAAGTTGCTGAACTTGTAGTTGGTTGTATTGTTCCTGAACCTATTTCTTGTGAAAATACAATACTGCCCCTATAATCACAACCTGCTGCATAAAACCCATATACATCAGCTCTAATTCCATAAGAACCTAATGCATTATCTGCAATAAGCCAAACATTTGCAGTTTCAGGTGGATAAATACCATCAGGAGATTTAATCCATGTTTGATGCTGTTGAGCTTGCCAACCTGATACATAAGTATAAACACCACCAGCAACAGTAAACTTAATCTTTTCTTTAACAATCATAGATTGTTGCGGATCATAAGAAGCAAGTGTCATTTCAGCAAACCATGTACCATCACTTGGTACAGTTATATATTTTTCAGCTTGTCCTTCAACATTAAGAGCACTATCAGGTGCACCTCCTATTGCTTGATTATTGACATATATTATTTTTGAAAAAGAACCACCAATGGAGGGAGCTGTTTCAATGGATGTAGTAGAAACATCTTGTAATGTAGCTAATGTAGCAGAAACGTCAGGAAAAGTTAAAGTATAAGTTCCAGCTGCTGTTTTGATTGTTTGTGTTAACATAATTTTTTTATTATAATGATATTTTATATATCTTAATTGTATTTATCCTATTTCAGTAATTTCTAGATAAGAACCTCTTAGAAGTTTAGAATCAATGGCAGTACTATCAGTATTTTTTCTAAATCGAACAGTAAAACTTGTTCCAGATGAAAGTTCAAATATTCCTTCTGATATCATCATTCCTGCTCCCCCAGTAGCAAAATTTAAAGATCTGTACGTTATGCCATCACTATCTCGTCTGTAAAAAAGATCTCCAGCAACACCTGCTGCGTGGTTATCAAGTGCACTAGGTAAATTTACAAGATTTCCAGCATAAAGTATGTTCATGTCATCAACAACATCAGCTGAACAAAACAAAAAGGCTTTATAATAATATCTTATTCCAACGGTTAAAGCACTTGTAGTAAGATATGTTGAACTAATCCATGTAGTGTTATCGCTTGACGATTGATCTATAAGTTGTTTTAATACAATTGTTCCTGAACCTCCTGACGAACCTGTAGCTCCTTGAACACCTTGTGTACCTTGAGCACCTTGCACACCTAATCCTTGGAAGCCTTGAGTACCCTGCGTGCCTTGAAAACCTTGAGGTCCAGTATCACCTTGAGCCCCTGTTGCTCCTTGAGTTCCTGTATCACCTTGAAAACCTTGAGTTCCTGTATCACCCTGAGCTCCAGTATTTCCAACAGGACCTTCTGCCCCTTGTGTGCCTTGAGAACCTTGAGCACCAATTGCACCTTGGCTACCAATTTCTCCTTGACTACCATTTGCACCTGTCGGACCTTGATAACCAGTTGGTCCTTGCTGTCCTTGAGTTCCAACATTACCAGTTGCGCCTTGAACCCCTTGAAACCCTTGAGTACCAGTTCCTGGGCTTCCTTGGGAGCCTTGCGTTCCTTGAGGACCTTGACTACCGTTTGATGTAGAAGGCACAATTTGATAATCAATATATTCACCAGGATTTTCTGTGTCTTGAATAATAAAATTAAGACGCTCTGTTCCTTCAACTTCTTTAAGATAAAGTTCGTATGGAAGCGGTTCTTCATTTTCATTTAATTTACGAAATCTAACCTCTTTTCGTGATCCTCTAAGTCCTTTATCTGGTATTTGCATATTATTGATGTTAAGTTAAAATGGTGCTTTATATCTTAAAATGTTTCATCTCTTTGAGGAGGAAATAACATTTCTTCTTCTGTTAAAGATGAAAATAATTTTACAGTTGTGTTTTCTGGTGGTGTCCAAAGAGAAACACCATCCCACATAATAATATTGATAATATATTTAGTTTCATTATCAATGATTGCATATCTATCTGACATAGTAGAAAAGTTTTTTTTTAGAAATAAGTTATAACAAAAACTGCGCCACCTCCGCCTGCACCACCTGCGCCTGTAGCAGAATCAGATCTAGAATGAGTTCCTCCACCTCCACCTGCGCCCCCTGGATAACCACCTACACCACCTGCATACCCAGCTCCAACTGAGTTTTTACTCCCACCACCACCTGCACCAGTACCAATTTTAAAATATCCAAAAGTCCCTGTATTTCCAGGAGCACCTGCTCCATTTAATGTTCCTGTGCCCCCTGACACTCCTGTTGGTGATAAACGAAACCATTCAATTTGACCACCACTTCCTCCTTGTACAGAACCAACACTGTTTGCTTGATTTCCACCTCCACCTCCGCCTCCACCACATGCAAAAGAATTTGAAGGTGCACTACCACCAGTTACATCGGTGTTTGATCCCAGACCTGCTGCGCCTGATAATCCAACAGCAATAGTTCCAGTGGCTAATGTTCCAACTTGCATTAATAATCCCCCTGCTGACATTTTCCCATCTCTAGAAGTTGCTGAAGCTTGTCCTCTTAAACCTCCTTGCCCCCCTTGTGCACATAAATATGCTCCAAAAAGTGTATTACCTCCATCTGAACCATCTATACCACTGCTTGCTGATCCAGTAGCTCCAGCACCTCCAACACCACCAGCACCAATAGTAATAGATACAGGAGAAGTAATTTGTGATTCAGGAAAAATGAGATAGGATATTACTGCACCAGTACCTCCACCTCCACCTCTTCTACCAGAAGTAGTAGCCGCTTTCTGTCCGCTACCTCCACCTCCACCACCACCAATACCATAAACATGAACTTCTTTAGCACCAGCTGGTTTTGTCCATGTACCTGAAGAAGAAAATTCTTGAACATCAGGAGCAGTTGCAGAACCACTTGAACCTTGTACTCCTTGAGCACCAGTTGCTCCTTGAGCTCCTGCATCACCCTGAGCACCAGTTGCTCCTTGAACACCTGTGTCGCCTGTTGTGCCTTGGCTTCCTGTACTTCCTTGTGGTCCTTGAGTTCCTGCATCACCTTGAGCACCCATAGCACCTTGGCTACCAGTTGCTCCTTGAGTTCCTGCATCACCTTGGCTACCAGTATCTCCTTGAGCTCCAGGTGCTCCCTGAGTTCCTGCATCACCTTGAGCTCCTGTTGCCCCTTGGAAACCTTGAGTTCCTTGGTCGCCTTGAGCACCAGTATCACCTTGAAAGCCTTGAGCTCCTGTATCACCTTGGAAACCTTGAGTTCCTGTATCACCTTGGCTACCAGTTGCTCCTTGAGTTCCTTGGTCGCCTTGAGCACCAGTATCACCTTGAGCTCCTGTATCACCTTGGGCACCTTGAGTTCCTGTATCACCTTGGCTACCAGTTGCTCCTTGAGCTCCCACATCGCCTTGGAAACCTTGAGTTCCTGTATCACCCTGAGATCCTGTATCACCTTGGCTACCAGTTGCTCCTTGAGCACCTACATCACCTTGAAAACCTTGAGTTCCTGAATCACCTTGAGCTCCTGCATCCCCTTGAACACCTTTTTCTGCTAATAATGTCCAATACGCACCTTCTGAAGGTGTATCACCAACATTTCCGCCATGAGCATTTATTCGATACCATGTTTGTCCAGCATATGTTGCAACATCTCCAATTGCATAAGCAGCACCACCAGAATATGCACCTGTAAAATTCCATAGTGCATTAGCACCTTGAGATCCTGTATCACCTTGGAAACCTTGTGAACCTGTATCACCTTGGGCACCTGCATCACCTTGGAAACCTTGAGGGCCTTGGTCGCCTGTAATACCTTGAGAACCAGTAAAACCTTGGTCGCCTTGTGGACCAATTTCACCTTGAAAACCTTGCGTTCCTGTATCTCCTTGAGCTCCTGTATCACCCTGAGCACCAGTATCACCCTGAGCTCCTTGGTCACCCTGAGCTCCTTTGTCACCCTGAGCTCCTGTATCTCCTTGCGTTCCTGTATCACCCTGAGCTCCTTGGTCACCCTGAGCTCCTTGGTCACCCTGAGCTCCTTGGTCACCCTGAGCTCCTACATCACCTTGGAATCCTTGAGCACCTGTATCTCCTTGCGTTCCTGTATCACCCTGAGCTCCTACATCACCTTGGAATCCTTGAGCACCTGTATCTCCTTGCGTTCCTGTATCACCCTGAGCTCCTACATCACCTTGAAAACCTTGCGTTCCTGTATCACCCTGAGCTCCTGTATCACCCTGAGTTCCTGTATTACCTTGGGCACCTTGGGCACCTTGAGATCCATTTTCTCCAGTTGACCCTTGAGTACCTTGAGCACCTGTTTCTCCTTGAGAACCTTGATAACCTGTTGGGCCTTGTTGTCCTTGTAATCCTTGACTTCCGTTGCTGCCCTGAGAACCTACAGCTCCTTGGAAACCTTGATCACCTTTCTCGCCCTGAACACCTTGTAAACCAAACCCTTGTGGTCCTTGATTACCTTGATCACCTTGAGCACCTACATCTCCCTGAAACCCTTGATCGCCTTTATTACCTTTATCACCCTGTGCACCTTGAACACCTTGTGGACCTAAGCTACCTTGAAAGCCCTGAAACCCTTGAAATCCTTGATTGCCTTGACTACCTTGAGATCCAACACTGCCTTGGAAACCTTGAGCACCTGTAGGTCCTTGATATCCTTGCGTGCCTTGAGTTCCAGCAAATTCAGGTGGAGCTACAATAAAGTTTTCGTCTTGTAATCTAATAACTAATTTGTCGTCAGCAACAAATAATTCACCATTTAATGGTTCTGAATTAGCATCAATATCACGAAACCGAATTTCTTGACGACTTCCACGATCGGATCGGTAGTATTTTGGCATTTTAGGAGTTTAAAATTTATAAAGTATATATCAAAATCCAAAACAAAAACCCAAGCTAGTAGACTTGGGTTAGGTAGGCATGATATGTTGTGCGTAAAACATTTCGTTTTACAAAAGATTATAGATAAAAATTACAAAAAGTTTTTAATTTGATTTTTTATAAAAAAACCTCAATGAAATTAATCATTGAGGTTTATATTAAGTCGTTGATTTATAACAGCTTATGGAGTTATATCCATTAAACATAAAGCAGCTGGACGATGTGCAGCTAAATTCATTCTGCCTTCAACTAAGATTCTTTGGATGTTCTTAGTAAAATCATCATTGATAACACCAGTTGAGAAAGTCGCATCTTGGCGTAAAACTAAAGCGAAATGTGTAGTGTCGATAACTATGATTTTATCACTTGGGATAAATGTAGTTGTAATTACTGGAATTCCCCACATTGTTTTTGTTTCAGCTGAAATTGGACCTTGGAAGTAATACTTATCTTCAGCATCTTTGTTTAAAACAATTGTAGTCCATAAATCAGGATGCATAACGATAGCATTTGGAGTTGCAAAAGCAACTGTTTCTACTTTGGTTGCCATCTTCTTTACAGCATCAATAATTGTATCAGCACCAAGTGTATGTGTTTGTATACCAGATAAGGTTAACAAGCCATTCATCTCAGGAGCTACACCAGATCCATTAATTAACTGATGTTCAACTTTTAATCTGAACATAGTTAGCAATCTATCATTGATAATTGATTCTGCATTTGCAACATCAGCTAATGCTTCAGATGTTACAGGTATGTGTGAAGCTAATTTACGAGCAGTTACAGTTGTTTCAGTAAAAGCAAAAGCTGATTCTGGTTTAGCTGCACCTTCTGCAATTGGTTCTGTACCATTTGTAAAAGTAGTTTCTTTTAAGAATAAGTATGAAGGCTGATTAATTGTAATTGTTGCAAATAGATCAATTACTCTTGGTGTTTCATTTGCAGTATAACCAATAAAGTTTGAGCGAATAGAAGTAGTTGCCATTCCAGCGTTTGTTAACAATGTTTTCATGTCAACAGTAACGCCTTCAATTTGAGTGCTTATACCTTTTGTCCATTTTGTGATAGCAGATTTATATTCAGGTGAATTAGTAAATGTACCAGCTGGAGTTAAGGATTTAGATTCGCCAATAGGCATTGCATTTTTTTGAGAAACATTAACTGCTTCTTGTAATAATTCTACTTCTGTACAAAGTCCTTTGAACTCTGATTTCTCAGAAGTATTTAAAGCAGAGATATTAGAACCAAGTTCTAATAATCTAGCTTTTTTTGTTTTTAATTGATTTTCAATATTCATAGTATTATTTATTTAAATTGTGATTCGAGATATTTTGTGAATAATGTTTCCAATTCTGTCTTTTCGCTTAAGTTAGCCCCATCTACCGCTTTAGATAAATCAGCCGTTTCAGTTACTTCAACCATTGGTTCTTCTTCACTTTCTATCATGGTAATTAATGTTTGAACCATTTCTATAATAGGAGTAACTTCTTCATTTTCTAAAGCTGTTAAACCAGTTAAAATTTCTGTTAAAGAAGACAAAGTGCCCTCTGTGTGCATGTCCTTCGTTCCATCTGCTTCTTCTTCTTCTTCTTCTTCATAAGATAAAGTTTCAAGAAGTCCTTCTTCTGTTAGCATTATTTTTAGATCATCAAGAAAACCTAACGCATTTTGCAAAGGATCTGCAAGAGCATTAAACTTGTCTTCTAATTCACCTCCTAAAATACCTTGAGACGCCATTTCTGTTTTTAATGAATCTAATGGAGCCATTGCTTCCACTAAATGCATTTGGATGCTTTCTAAATATTCATTCATTTGTTTTCTATTTATTTGTGTTTTTTGTGATGTATCATCAACAGCAGATTTAATTTCAACAGTGCTTGTTAATCTATTAGCTGCTCTAACAACTGGACTTGCTTCAATCAAATCTACCTTAGTTAAATGTTTCACTCCATCTTTGTCAACAAAAGATTCTTGAACTACATATCCTATTGAGTACTCTGTAAGTACACCTAGCTTTATATCACTCCATGCATCCCTGCCTAGTTGTTTATCAAGATTAATTTGAGCTTCTATGTATAATCCACCCAAGTTTTTAATGTTCTCAGGTAATCTTTCATCTCCAGCTGGTATTTCTTCTGCTTTTAATACAACACCAATTGGCATTTCCCAGTTATGATATAAACAAAATACTGGTAATTTGTATGCAAGAGCGTCTTTAAAACAACCATAGTCGCAAATCTCATTAGCACTATCGACGTTGCCATATACTGAAACGTACGCAGAAATAAGTCCTTCAGTGTCTTCACTGAAAGTAGTCTGAAAGGCTTTATTTTGTATTTCGTTTTTCATAGTGTGTATATATATGGATTTTTAATACAAATTATTTCTTTACCACTTTTGCCCTTTTTCTTTTAACTGGTTGTGATGCAATTGCTACGATCGGTTCTACAATCGGTTCTAAAGGCTCTACAGTCGCTGTGGTTGATTGGTTTAAAAGAGTCTGATAGTAAACAGCACTTCCGCCATCAATGTCCTCTAGATCTAATTCTGCTCTAAATTCACTACGAGAAATAACATTGGATTGAAATAAAGCATTTAATCTAGAAAATTTCTCTGCATTATCCTCTTGCATAGATGCAAGATCGGCTGTTTCAAAATACCATTCAGGCTGTGATGGAAATTCGTAACTAAAATTGCTATTAATTATTTGTTCTACTTTTGACCAAAATCCAGATATTGTATTTTGAATAAAGAATTTACGAGCAGTTTCTACATTATTGTAAGTAGAATTATTTTGTCCAGCGATAGTTTGTATAAGTGTTACAGGAATTTGGAATGAATTGCAGATATCAGTTTCTGGAACAATCCTTAGAGCACTAATATCTAAATCATCCAACCCCAGACTCAAGCGGTTTAAAGTCCATCCGCCATTTAACACTTTAATACTTCCATTATTATTTTGGAACTCTTCACGAACAGAATCCATAATAAGTTTCTGCTGAGTATATGTCAGGTTTGTTTCAGTAGGAGCACTCAAAATAGTTCTGGGTACAAAATCATTTTCTGTCATTTCCGTGACAAATCTTTGAAGTTCGATAATTTGTGTTGCAGATCCAGACACTGGTAGTATAGGAGATATCCCGAAATCCTTGTCATCTGGGTTGGTAGAAAACCAACTAAATCCAATACAGTCATCTGTTGCAATGGTAAAGGTTCCTTTTGCGGTTTGGTACTGCCAGTCTTTGATATATCCATTTTGATCAAAAGTTTTAGTGATATGAAAACCTGAAAGTACTTGAACGTT